CGCGAACCACGGAAGGGTATGCACCACCACGTGACCAAAACACAAATCCTCCGTTTACGGAGGATACATCGAATGAGTACATGACGTCGAACAACACACCGTATATCCAATCCACTGGAAACACAGTGACTCAGAATCAGACGCAAATTTACAATGATATGGGTGGTCTTGATTTCCAAATCCAGGCTGGAAATCCCATTTTAAACTTTATCCAAGGTGATCCTTCATCAAACGTGATCATCGGGGACTTTGTCCCCAATGAGTCTGATGGAGGGTCAGCACAAATGTATCCTATAATAGACGAAGACATGACAAGTCTCCCACCCGTACCTTCAATACAAACAGCAAATGTACTTTCAACATCTTCGCTCGTGAATCAAGCCGATGAAACACTCATGGGACCAAATGCTATTTCAGAAAAAGATGTGACAGTCACCGGACAGGTGATAACACCACCACTGACCAACGGACCAACCGTGATATCGGAATCCGGACAATATAGTCCCGAACTGACATCTCCGTCCATTCCGTTTCTCGGAACAATAGTCTAATGCTTCAGTATGACTGGCGTGAGTGACTTGCCGAGAAGCAAACCTACAAAAAAAGCAACAAATGCAAGAATAATAGTCTCTTTTGAAATCTTTTCAAGAACATCGTGTTGAGGAAAATGAGCAGGAGGAGGATGAGGTTCATAGTACGAGGGTGCGTTTTGCACCATCAGGGGCGGCTCGTCGTCGGGCAGGTGTTGCTCTTGGATTTCTCTCGGGTCGTTTGGCGACGGAAACGTCGGTCTCTGAAGACTCTGACTGTATATCTGATCCATCGACGTCTTCACTTGTTTCTGATTCAACGACGAATCCTTTTAGATTCCCGTTATTATCAGCGTCACTTTCACTTGAAATATCTTCCGAGTCGTAGGATACTTCAGATGAAACAGTTCCAGACTCTTGCGAGTCGTAATCATCCGTTTGATAATCATCGTCGCACACTTCCTGTGGAACGTATCGCTGCGGAGGCTTGACAACACGACCTGAACGTGTTTTACTGACCGTGACTTCTTGGATCGGGGAAGTGGTTGTCAACGGAGGCTCCTGTAAGGTTGACATCCGTCTTTGTTTCTGTAGGAACTAAATCGTTTAAGTATTTCGGAAAAAAATACACACCTTGCTTCTTTGCTTCTTGGAAGAGAGACGACTCTCCTTCAATTCCGAGTTGTTGTGCGATATCATCGAGCTTTTCTTGGTACACGTGATCATCTGAACGTCGAATACCGAGAGACAAATTTTGAATGCTGTCAATCGAAGAATACAGAGCCTTTGCTCGAACGGCTATTGGCTGTGTTTCGTCGTCGTATGTTTTGAGTTGATGTTGGAACATAAGCCACGCGTCCGGGTCGAGTCCCGAGTATGGATGTACCATTCGAAGAAACCGATTCTTCTTTCCACCAAAAGTCGGGAACAAGATCACGAAGAGACACATAAGCAGAATTGTCCACAGCAACATTGCTGCGTAATTCCTCTACTATACTTGGAGAAAGATTATATTCACGTCCGACAAACTTGAGTTCTTTGCACACTTCATCGTGACACAACTGACAAATCTTTCCTTGAGAAACACCAAACCATACATGGTTTGATTTGTGTTCCCCCTGAATACGTTCACAGAACCTCGAATCTGTCTGAACGACGATACGATCGTGTCCTTTACGGAGAACACGGCGAACGTTAGCACGTGTATGACCTTTCATGTACCGCTGAATAAACTTTTCAAGCGGTGCACACGTAATTTCCAAGTCGACTGACGTGGACGATTCTGCGTTGGTTCGAATTGCGAATAAACTCAGTGTTTCCGACGTTGGAAGACCTGCAAACACAGACCCGTGAAGTTCTCTCCATGGCGTGTACGGATCCGTGTCTTCCCCCTTTTCGCGTTTGTGTGACCACAGCATACGAAGACCCGAACCGCTATATACGCTTGCATCGATACGCTGACTCCATTCGGGGTCTTCGGGGAGTTCAAGGAGGATTCGAGTTCGAAGCGCCAGGGCTTCTTTTTTGGTCACAAAGACATCCGGCCAGTGAATATGTACACCCGTCTTCACGAGACCTTGAACCGTGCGTATCGGGGCGCGTGCAATGTAACACCGACCCTTTTGTACAACAGAGTGCATGAGTTCAACCAACTCGAGAATACTCGAGTCGTCCAACGGGGTTTCGGACTTGTAATCAAGATCGACGAAAAACTTGAACACCTCCGTCTTTTGTTCCACCACGTAAATTTTCTTTCCCGTACGCACGGCGTGAATACACTCTGTGTAAAATTCTTCAAGTTGTTCAAACGGAACTTGAAGAATTCCACCATCCATGAGAACGTGTGTCCCTGGACCTTTCGGAACCAGCCATCTCTCCATACTCTTGTTTACGTTTCATTTTCTTAGTTCTCTTCGTCTGAAGAATCGTGTGTCACGCGACTCCAGATGTTTCGTATTTTCACTGCTTTTGGTTGCTCCTGAACCGCCGCCTCGGGCACAGCCTCGGGCACAGCCTCGGGCACAGCCTCGGGCACGGGTTTTGCTGCCGCTTCCTCTGCTTTCTTCAAAGCGTAAATGATGTCAACGAGCGTCATCTCCTCTGCAATGACGTCGGGGTCTCCGTGACCCTGTGTATGAACGAGAAGTTCGGCAAAAGCTTTTTTCGATCGTGTCATGTTCTACTACATGGAGACAAATTACGATTTAAAATAAAACGTAGTACGCTGAGAGCTCGATAAAGCTTTGTGGAAATCGGGGTTTGAAATGACATGCGTTCGTATCATGTCCCATAGGTTGCCCCGTGATGTAATACCTTCTACGGTGTCAAAGTCAACACGGTCGTTTTCGTCGTAATTTTTTCGGAAATACGTCTGGTGGTTTTCCATTTTGGATTTTTCTTCGTTGAATTTCTGAATAATATACTTGTGTTCATAGACTGTCATTGGTAAGTCGATAATGTACACGTGATAAATGCTCGTGACGTCATCTTCACGATCGGCGTCCGAGTCACCGGGTCCTTTGTATTTCGTAGCAAACGAAAAGTACGAGTATGCCCCTCTACGAAGTGACACTGTTCCACGGGTTTCTTCTTCGAGTTCGCGGATAGCACAACGAAGAGGGTTTAGGACTTCGCGGCGGCGACACCCACCCGTGACAAATGTCCATTCTTGATATCGTCGATCGTGAACAATCAACATGTATTGTTTGTTATCGATTGTAGATACCGGAATTGCAATGCTTTTATGACGTTCACGCTCCTTTTTCGGTGGAGTCTCCTCCGGGTTGTTCGGGGATTCCATTCCCTCCTACTGAGTCGCGAGTAAAATAATTTACAAGTTTTGACTCGCGACCCTGCGACGGATTATACATGATCAGAAATACGAGTCCCACAAGCAAAATCCACTTCCAGAGTTGCATTTTTTTAATCTGTCAAGAGGTTAATTTACCGGTTGAACCAGCGGTGTTTTATTCACTTCGGGGGGTGCGCTGAACGTGTGATTGAAAGGGTTATTCTTGAGGACATTCGCAGCGAGACCCAGACGGCTCGTACGTGGGTCCGGCTGTCCTTTAAAGACGTTGAACTGGTCGTACTGGTTTCGAATGTATCGAGAACCACGAGACGCATCCGCTGGGCGAACGGGAAGAGCGCCAGCTTCCAAACGAAGCTGTGTTGGGGCACCGACAGCGTTCGAAGGATCTGCACGAACGTTCATTCGAGCAGCGTTTCCGGCACGATCCGGGTTGATGCGGTTCTTTGACCAACGAATGGGATCCGTGTATGCAGAACCGTAGCTTTCGTAGATCATGTACTGTCCTGGTCCCATTTCGAGACCGTCCTTGCGCATTCCCGTCTCTTGGCGGTTGGTCGTACGCCGAGTCTTTTGGAAATCTGGGCGACCCTCCGGTGCGACAATCGCACCACCTTGTCCCTGTCCCCGGGTTTGCATGGGGTCGTAGTGGGACGTTTTCGAGAGTTTTGCTGGGTGGGAAATAGCACCCATCGTCGTTCCTCCGTTTTTGATGACGGGATTTGCAGGACCTCCCCAGTTTCCTTGGAGCTGTGTCAGGCGTTCCTCGTTCAGGTTGTTTGGCAAAATACGGAAAAACTGCTGGAAACCACCGGCAGCTGGAACATCCGGAGCAAGACCCAGACCCTTTCCGACGTAAATTATGTCATTTGGGTTGACGTTGTCCATCCTGTTCGTCACGGGTTCACGGCTTCCATCCGTCGTGTACACGGGCTGACCATACGGAAAGTGACTATTCGATGGTGTGATGTCAGCAAGATTGGGAACGGCATCCTTTGGAGGAAGCCGAAACCCTCCCGAAAACCCTCGACCTGTGTTGGGCATGGTATTCAACTGGTCGATGGGGGGGTCTTGCTGAGCGAACTTGTACTTTATCAAATCAAACTTCGTCACCTGGTCTGGTCCTGATGCGGGGGGAGGTGGAGTTGGATAAACAGCTTGTTCTTCCTTGGCGTCGCTGAGTTTTTTGCCGGCAAAAACTAATCCGACAACGGCGGCAAGAGCGAACGGATCCATCTCTTCTTTCTTGTATTCATAGAGTTTTTTTTACTGCTGCTTGTCTGTG